AGAAGGGGATAGCGGCGTGTCTCGAACGGCGACTGAAGGAGGTCTTTGCAATAGACCTCTCGACGCAGCCTGATAAGAACGCTGAATTTGCTCGTCTCGGGTCGCTCACCGGGAGGTTTGGTACTATCGACCTCTCTTCTGCGAGTGATTCTATCTCTACGTCTTTGTGCAGGGAAATCTTGCCTAAACGAGCATTTGATATGCTCGCCATGACGAGGTCACCTGTCACCACCCTTCCGAGTGGTGAAGAGGTAGAGTTGCATATGATATCATCGATGGGAAATGCTTTCACATTCCCTCTACAAACGATGATTTTCTCCGCGCTGGTCTACGTCTGCTACCGGGCGTACGGGATTGATTTCGTACGCTCGCGAGGCAGGTCGCTTGGCAATTTTGCCGTCTTCGGAGATGACATCATAGTGGAACACCGGGCTTATGACCTAGTGTGCCGTATGCTTAGTCTCTTAGGATTTAGCGTTAACGTAGATAAGTCCTTCAATGAAGGACTATTCCGCGAGTCGTGTGGCCATGATTATTATAGTGGCCACAACGTGCGAGGCGTATATATAAAGCGCCTTCGCGATGCCAACGACTGCTATTCGGCAATCAACCGCCTTGTTAGGTGGTGTGCTAAACAGCATGTCCTCTTACCCCACCTTGTCAATTCACTCAGAAGTAGGTGTCGGTTTTTACCGATTCCTTACGACGAAAGTGACGACTCTGGTATAAAGGTTCCTGAGGATATGTTGACTCGTCGTTTATTTCATAAAGGAACTGGAGCGACAATGTACCGTTACTCTAAACTCCTTGAACGACGAGTTTGCATGCTACCTAGTGAGGCAGGTGGACTTAAGTCAGGTTGGTATGAGAATACCTCTGGCTTAATGTTTGCCTTACTTGCCGGTAGTATTAGGAATGGCTCTGTCGTGTTACGTAGTAACGTGCGACGTGCCAAAATAAGAATGAAATATAGTTCAAGTTGGGACTATATACCATTCGCTGGTCGCGAAAGCGGCCAGTACGCGGCGTTGTGGAAAGATGCCGCGCTAACCTTACTAACAACAAAGGTTAGCAACACCTTCAGACCATAAGTTTTGGTCTCCCCGGGATCCAAGAAAGCTG